AGCCCCTCGGGGCGCTGGGAGGGGCTCGCGGGCAGCGCGGACGCGGTGCGCACGCTCGACGCGAGGCGCGCGACCGTCGAGTGGCTGCTCGCGCAGCCGTCCGAGGCGTACCACGAGGCCAAGACGATCCTCGACGGCGTCGCGGGCACGCTCGACTCGATGCCCAAGCTGGACAGCTTCAAGCGCACGCTCAACCGCATGAAGCACGAGGGCCTCGTCGATGGGAAGCGTGGCAACCCGGGCGGCGGGTTCCGGCTGCATCCCGCCCATCGGGTGGAGCTGGTCGCCAAGCGCAGGTTCTGAAGTGGACACCCCACAAGTGGACACGATCCGGTTGTGGGGGCGTCCGGTTGTCCACTACCTGCGGGGCCGCGCGGGGACTAAGTCGGGGGGCTCCGACAAACATACAACTAGACAAGAAGACTACCCGCTGTATGTCCCGCGCGCGTACGCGCGCGAGGAACCGGCGGGAAAAGCACCGGCCCCGAGCAGCGGCAGGCAGTGGCGCGCCCCGGCCCCCGGCGCTACAGTCACGCCCCAGCGGGACCGCACCGGCCCCGGCACGCGAAGGAGCGGCACGATGGGTGGCACGCATCTGGGCAAGGGCAAGAAGGGCAAGGGCGGCGGCAAGGGTGGCGGCGGGAAGCGCCCGTGCTGACGATCGCGGACCAGTGGCGCGTGCAGCAGCTCCGCTCGATCATCGGCGCGACCGCGGCGTGGCATCGCGACGGCAGGCGCGGCCCCGAGCCGTTCCCCGGCGTGCAGCCGCTGCTCGTGCCGCTCGTGCACAACGCGTGCCGCGAGATCGGCGAGGCCGAGCGGGCGCGCCAGTGGCGTGAGGGGGGTGCACCGGGGCTCGCCGCGCTCCTCGACGCGCACCCAGAGCTGCGGGGCTCGTAACGACCGTGACGATCCCAGCGCTCACCGAGGACCAGATGAAGGCGCGCGTCGTCGAGATGCTCGCCGAAGGGCTGCGCCTCGTGGACGTCGCGCGCGTGGGCAACATGCCGAGCATGAGCGCCATCGCGCGCATGCGGCGTGAGGACGCGGAGTTCGACGCGGACGTGAAGTGGGCGATGCAGGTCCGCGTGCTCGCGCAGGCAGAGGAGATCGTCGAGATCGCGGACCGCGCAGGCGACGACGTCGTCGAGATGGTCGAGCACGACGAGGTGGGCAATGAGCGTGCGCGGCGCGTGACCGTCTTCAACAGCGAGCGCGTGAAGCGCGACGCACTGCGCATCAGCACGCGCCAGTGGATGGCCGAGCGGCTCATCCCGAAGGTCTTCGGTGCGCGCACGGCGCACGAGCATGCAGGAGCCGACGGAGGACCGCTGCGCCTCCTCATCGGCCCGACCGCAGAGGCATACGAAGCCTCGCGAGTCACCAACGACCGCAGCGGACCACCGAAGGACTAAGTCGATGAACCTGACCGACAAGGACATGCACGAGCTGCACGAAGCGCACCGCGACCTGTTCCTGCCCGTCGTCGAGACGGCGCGCATGCGCGCGATGCTCACCGACGCCGCGGCGCGCAGCGCGGTGAACGCGAAGCTGGAGCAGCAGCGCAAGCACCACGACGAGACGCAGCGGCGTCGCGACCAACGCGAGCTGTTCATGCGCGAGATGGGCGCGGACATGCAGCGCGCCGTGCACGCGTGGGAGCGCGAGCTGCTGACGCGCGCGTCCCGCAACCAGTGCGTCGAATGCGGCGTGCGCGAGGGCGAGCGTCACTCGCTGACGTGCAGCGCGGTGAACACGGCCGAGCAGCCCGAGATGATGTGGCGCTGCGTATGCGGGCAGGAGATGCGTGTCGAGCGCTGGCAGGCGCACGGCTGCGGGCTCTGCGGTCGCAAGCCCGTGGGCCATCCCGAGCACCCGGCGCCCGAGCCCAACGCGGCGCTGACGATCGAGCAGTGGCAGCGCGGCGACCTCAGCGCGGCGTGGGCCGAGCCCGAGCTGACGCCCGCGGAGCGCACGTGGCGCGCGCACAAGGGGTTCTCGCGATGAGTCGGCTGATCGAGTTCCCCGAGATCGTCGCGATGATGCGTGAGCTGTCCGCGGGGCAGCAGCTCGACGCGCATCGCTTCGCGACGTACCTCGCCGACGAGATCGAGCACAGGCGTGCGCAGCGCTACGGTCGCGCGGTCCTGACGACCGGCGAGTACGGCGACTTCGCGTCGGTGCCGCGCATGCCCGCGAAGGTCGTGCCGCTGCGCCCCGGTCAGTCGACGGAGTACACGCTCCCGTGAGCAGCGTCGCGGAGTACCGCTACCGGCACGTGCCGACGATCGCGCGCTTCAGCGACGCGGCGACGCAGTACTTCGTGCGCGGCCTCATGGGGCCGTTCGGCAGTGGCAAGAGCGCGGGCTGCGTGATCGAGCTGATCAAGCTCGCCCAGATGCAGCGCCCCGGCCCCGACGGCAAGCGCCGCGCTCGCTTCGCGATCATCCGCAACACCTACCCGCAGTTGAAGGACACGACGATCCGCACGGTCGAGCAGTGGATTCCGTTCGGCGTCTTCGGCACGTACACGAGCAGCGACCACAAGCTCGTCGTCGACCAGCTCGCGCCCGACCTTGAGATCGAGTTCCTGTTCCGCGCGCTCGATCAGCCCAAGCACGTCAGCAACCTGCTGTCGCTGGAGCTGACGGGCGCGTGGGTCAACGAGGCGCGTGAGGTGCCCTGGACGATCATCCAGGCGCTCACGGGGCGCGTCGGGCGCTACCCGAGCGTCGTGCAGGGCGGCTGCGTGAACCCCTGCATCATCATGGACACGAACCCGCCCGATGACGAGTCGTGGTGGTACAGGGTCTTTGAGGAGCAGCGGCCCGAGGGGTGGCAGCTTTTTCGTCAGCCCGGTGGTCGGACTAAGTCCGCGGAGAACATTCCGCACCTGCCCGAGCACTACTACGAGCGCATGGCCGCGGGCGCGGACCCCGACTTCGTCAAGGTCTACGTGGACGCCGAGTACGGCTACGTGAAGGAGGGCAAGCCCGTCTTCCCGACGTACCTCGACAGCATCCACTGCACCGACAGCATCGAGGTCAACCAGAGCAAGCACGACGCGATCTTCTTCGGCTGGGACTTCGGCCTGATGCCGGCGTGGGTCGCGTGCCAGATCACGCCGCGCGGCCGGCTGCACGTCTTCGACGAGCTGACAGCGGACTCGCTCGGCATCGACGCGTTCGGCGACGCGGTCGCGGAGCACCTCGCGTTGAAGTGGCCCGAAATCGACCTGCGCAAGGTCATCGGCGTCGGCGACCCGAGCGGCAACAGCACGTCCTCGCTCGCCAAGGAGAACGAGACGAGCTTCACGATCCTGCGCAGCAAGGGCTTCGTGATGTTCGACGGCGTGCAGGTCATCGAGACGCGCCTGGGCAGCGTCAGGCACGCCCTCAATACGCTTGTGGACGGCGTGCCGAAGCTCGCCGTGCACCCGCGCGCCAAGATGATCAGGAAGGGCTTCCAGGGGCGCTACCAGTACCGCAAGCTCCAGATCGCGGGCACCGACGAGCGCTTCCACGACGCGCCCGACAAGAACGACTACAGCCACCCGCACGACGCGCTCCAGTACGTCTGCGCGCGGCTGTTCGGCAACATCATCAAGGGCAAGGACGCCGCCAACCGGCGCGCGCCGATCAAGTACCCGTCACTCGGAATCGTCTGACATGTCCATCGCACTCCAGCAGGAAGTCGTCACGCTGCGCGAGCAGCTCACCGAGACGCGCGCGCAGCTCTCCAAGTTGCAGGCGCAGTACGTTGTGGGCGAGAGCAAGCGCTCCGATCTCGCGACCCGCGTCGCGCAACTGGAGGACGCGCTCGCCGGCCTCATCAACGGCAAGCAGGCCCCGAAGGAGTCGCAGCATGGCAACGCGCGCACGAAAGCCCGCGCCTAAGTCGAGCGCCGCCCGCGACCGCGGGCGCGCGCAGCCGATGACCGATCGCCAGATCATCGCGCTCATCGAGGAGCGCGAGAGTCGGGCGAACCAGTCGGGCACATTCCACGAGGACACCGCGGAGTCGATCCGCTACTACCTCGGCCTGCCGTTCGGCAACGAGGTGGAGGGCCGCTCGCAGGTCGTGATGCGCGAGGTCTACTCGACCATCGAGTGGATCAAGCCGATGCTGCTGAAGATGTTCTTCGGCGGCGATCAGGTCGTGAAGTTCGCGCCGAAAGGCCCCGAGGACGTCAAGCAGGCCGAGCAGGAGACGGACGTCGTGCACCACGTCGTGGTGAACACGAACGACGGCTTCGCGACGCTGTACACGTGGTTCACCGAGGCGATGCTGACGAGGAATTCGTACGCTGTCGCCTACTGGGACGAGCGCACCGACGTCACCGAGTCGACCTACGAGGATCTGAGCATCGAGGAGGTCACGCTCCTGATGCAGGACGGCGAGTCCGAGATCGTGGGCTCCGAGGAGTCGGTGGACGAGCAGACCGGCGAGCCGCGCTTCACGGTGACGATCCGCACCGCGGAGAAGGCCGGCCGCGTGATGATCGACACGATCCCGACCGAGCGCGTCTTCGTCGAGGCGGGCTACAAGCACGTCTCACTGTCCCGCTCCACCTTCTGCGGCTACTGGGAGGAGAAGACGCTCTCCCAACTGCGCGAGGAAGGCTTCGACGTGCCCGACTCGCTGGCCGACGACGAGGAGCAGGACTCGATCGGCGACAGTGGCCGCGACATCGTCGAGAACGCGCGCAACATGCGCGACCTGTCGTGGCGCCGCGACTACCAAGGCGACGAGGAGATGGACGCGGCGAGCCGCAAGGTGAAGGTGCGGACCATCTTCATGCGCGCGGACACCGACGGCGACGGCATCGCGGAGATGCGCCGGCTCGTGGTGGTCGGCGACACCATCTTGCAGAACGAGATGTACGACCGCGTGCTGATCGCTGCGCTCACCCCGACGATCATGCCGCACCGGCACTACGGCATGTCGATCGCGGACGCGGTGAAGGATCTCCAAGAGATCAAGTCGACGCTGATGCGGGGCATGCTCGACGGCATGTACCTATCGCTCAACGGCCGGCACGCGGTGAACGAAGACATCGTCAATCTCGACGATATGCTCGTCAACCGACCCGGTGGCGTCGTGCGTGTGGCGGGTGACCCCAACAGCGCCATCAGCTCGCTCGTCGTGCCCAACCAAGGCGGCGCGATCATCCAGACGATCGAGTACATGGACAGCGTGCTGGAGAACCGCACAGGGGCCTCTCCGCGCGTCCTGCAAGGCCAGTCCTTTGACGGCAACGCGATCAACAAGACCGCGACCGGCATCAACGCAATCATGTCGGCCGCGCTCGCGCGCATCGAGCTGATCGCGCGCGTGTTCGCCGAGACGGGCGTGAAGGAGCTGTTCCAGATCGTCCACACGCTGCTGTTGAAGCACAACCGCAAGCCGACCGTGATGCAGCTCCGAAACGAGTTCGTGCCGGTCGACCCGCGGTCGTGGAAGAAGCGCACCGACATGACCGTGGAGGTCGGTCTCGGCACGGGCGACAAGCAGGCCAAGATCGCGCTCTTGCAGATGCTCGCGACCGCGCAGCAGGGCCTGATGGCGATCGGTCTGGCGAACCCGCAGACGATATACAACACGATGTCGAAGATCGTCGCTGAGGCGGGCTACAAGAACCCAGAAGACTTCTTCGTCAACCCCAACAAGCCGGGTTACGAGCCTCCGCAGGCGCCGCAAGACCCGAAGGCGATGGCCGAGCAGGCGAAGACCAGCCTGGAGCAGGAGCGCATGCGCCAGATGATGGTGCTGGAGGCGCAGAAGCTCCAGCACGACGCGCAGAAGACCCAGACCGGCGCCGATCTGGAGCGCGCCAAGGCGTTCCTCGACGCGCAGGTCAAGCTCGCACAGTCGATTCTCGACAAGGAGGCGCAGGCCGAGCAAGTGCAGATGGGTGCCGCGCGCGAGGACGTCGTGCGCCGCGAGACGATGGACCGCGAAGACGCACGCGCGGCCGAGGACCGTCGCACGCGGCTCGCCGAGAAGGGTGTGGACGAGCGCGGACGGCCCGTCAAGCCTCGCCGCAAGGTCGTGCGGCACCACCGCGGCCCCGACGGCCGCATCGCAGCATCCGAAGTCATCGAGGTTGATGACGAAGAAACCAACGCTCAGGAGAGCTGAACATGGCAAACGTGATCTACCCCAAGTGGAAGGAAGCCGTCATGCAGGGCGGCGCCAACTCGTCACTCGCGGGCACTGTGAAGGCGGTGCTGATCGACCTCGCGGACTACACCTACAACGCCGCGCACGACTTCATGGACGACGTCGGCACGACGTGTCAGGTCGGCACGCCCGTGACGCTCGGGTCGAAGACCTTCGTCAACGGCCTGTTCGACGCGGCCGACAGCACGCTCACCGCGGTGACGGGCGACGTGTCCGAGGCCATCCTCATCTTCATCGACACGGGCACGCCAAGCACCTCGCGGCCCGTGGCGCTGCTCGACACCGGCGTGACCGGCCTGCCGGTGACCCCCAACGGCGGCGACATCGCCATCGCGTGGAACGCCTCGGGCATCTTCCAGCTCTGATCGGAGCACCACGATGAGCCAAGTTACTGTCGACAACGGGACCGGCACCGACTACGACGTCGACACCCTCGACCGTGGTAGTGGCCTGATGGCGCAGGTGGTCGCGCTAGCAGGCATAGAGGCGAGCTTCGGTCCCGGCTACGGGGCCGACGACATCGCCAGCGTGCTCGATGTGCGTGTCGACCCCGATGGCCATCTGAAGACCCGCGGTGCGGTCTACACCGACGAGGGGACGCTGCGCGTCAACTTCGCGAACAGCTCGCTCGCAGTCTCGATCGGCACCTGCACGTTCACGAACGCCTCGCTTATCGTCACCGGCACCGGGTTCGCTGCGGTCGACGCGCCGATCAGACCCGGCGACTACGTGAAGCGCGACGCCGACGCCGAGTCCGCGTGGGCGCAGATCCAGTCGATCGACTCGGACACCTCGCTGACGCTGGTGGCGGCCTACACCGGCACGGGCGGCACGGGCGCATCGTCGCGCGTGATCGTGAAGCCGTCCACCGGCACCGGCGGCACCATCGCGGTGGCCTCGGGCGTGGCGACCATCACTGCCGGCACGACTGCTGCGGTGACGCACACGCTTGGTCGGAAGGTCGACTACGCTCCGCTGGTTTTCCAGACGGGTCTGACGCTTTCGCAGCGCATCGCCAACCAGACGATCTACGCAGGCTGTTGGCACGAGAACGCGACGCCGCGCTGGTTCGCGCGCTTCCAGTTCACCGGCACGACGAACACCACGGTCATCTGCGAGAGCGGGCGCAACCCGAGCGGCGCGCCGAGCGCCAACGAAATCGAGACGACGACGGTCACGATCCCGGCTGCTGCGACCACCGCGACCGAGCGGCGCTTCCGCACGGAGCTGCTGGTCGACAAGGTGCGGTTCTACATCGACGGTCTGCTCGTCGCCGAGCACCACAGGTCGATGCCGTCGCCGTACGACGAGATGTTCTGCGGCGTGCAGTGCGTGAACGGCACGACGCCCGCGAGCGGCACGACGATCACGGTCAACTACATGACCGCGATCAACGTCAACAAGCTGACGATGGCGGTGCTCTCGGAGGTCGAGAACATCGTCGCGTCGCAGCCGCCGGCCACCGACACCGCGTACAGCGTCGCGGGCGTCATCGCGATCAACACGGTGCTCGTGCAGCTCGACTGCGCGCAACTGCGCGGCGTGTCGATCCAATGCACGGCGATGGGCACGACGGGTGTCGTCACGCCCGAGTGGTCGAACGACGCGACGAACTGGCAAGCGGCGACGATTCTTACGCAAGCGGGCGCCACGGCGGCGACGTTCAACGCGGCGGGCTTGTGGACGACGCGGGTCCTCGCGCGGCACTTCCGCCTGCGGCTGTCGACGGCGACGACCGCCGGCACGACGACGCTGCGGTTAGCGGGGTTCGCCGTGCCGATCGGTCCGCAGGTGTCGCAGCCAGTCGCGGGCACGTTGGCGGTGTCGAGCATCTCGACCTCGGTCGTGCCCGGCACGGCGGCGACCAACCTCGGCAAGGCGCGCGACTCGGCGATCGGCGCGACGGATACGGGCGTTGCCATCCTCGGCGTGCGCCGCGATGCGCCGACGGCCGAGACGCCGGTTGCGGGCGACTACGTCGTGCCGCAGGTGAGCCAGCAGGGCGCGCAGTATGTGCATCCGACGTTCAGCGGGTCGGCTGGCGCGACGCCCACCCAGATCATCGGCGCGGCGACCACGAACGCGACCAGCGTGAAGGCGTCGGCGGGCGTGCTGACTGCGCTCGCTGCGGTCAACAACTCGGCGTCCTGGCGCTATCTGAAGTTCCACAACGTGTCGGCCGCGCCGACCCCCGGCTCGGGCGTCGTGCAGACCTACGGCATTCCGCCGGGCGGCGGCATCACGCTCAACTTCCCGAGCGGGAAGGGCTTTTCGACCGGAATCGGTGTCACAATCACGGGCGGCATTGCTGCGGCCGACACGACCGCGATCGGCGCGAACGAGGTCGCGGTGTCGCTCGACTTCCACTGAGGTATCAGCGAATGGAACTCACCCCCACCCAGCGCGCGACGCTCAAGACCGCGATCCAGGCCGAGCCGTCGCTTGCGACCGCGCTCGCGCAGGGCAACGATGTGGCGGTCGCGACCTGGTGCAATACGCCGAGCCCGTTCGTCG